TCTTTTTAGAAATAACATCTTTACCACCTTCATCGATGTATCTGCTCATGTCTATTAATGCTTTAGATGCAGCGTTTCTTTTAGCTCTGTCTACACCAAGTAATTTATAAATTCTGTCTAATTTTTGTTTGTCTTTTATTTCTTTTTCTGCAGCTATTTCTGCTGGTGTTTTTTTAACTGTGCTTGTGCCAGCACCACCTGCACCTGTAATTTTTTTAGCTTCTTCTATTTGTTCTGGACTAGCTTCTGTTCCATCAGGTAATAAATATTTACCCCCGGCATAAGTTAATCCAATAAGAGCTGTTGGAGAACTTCCTACACCTTTAACAACTGCTTTAAGAGGTTTAGTGATAATTCCTTTTCCTTCATATAATTTTTTAGCTAATTGTGCTTCAGGAGATTTTGCAAGAAAAGATAAAAATCCTCCTGGTTGATATATACTTTTAGAAACTTCTACTGTTCCAGGTCCTGTGCCTATTTTTGTTCCTCCAGGATAACCTTTACTGTAAATGTTTCCACCAGCTGTGTATGGTCCTTGTTTAGGAACTGTTTCTGTAACAGTTTTTGTTGTACCTAATTTTTCTTTGACTGTATCAAAACCTTTTTTAATATTGGCTATACCTTTATTGTAAATAGTTCCAACAGGACCAAGTTTTTTTAAAACTTTGCTACCAAAACTATAACCTGGTCTGTTAGCTAAAGAAGCTACTCCTCCGTTTTTCATAGGCAGCATTCCTGCACCCATAATTAAAGCAAAGATATCATTGCTAAGTGCGTTACCTCTTCTTAAAAGATTTGAACCTGCAGATTTTCTTGGATCAAATGCTTTTCTAAAAAATCCTACTTTATCACCAGCATAACCACCTGGTCCATCGACTAAACCTCTTTTGTTAGGCATACCACCACCAGCCATCATAGTAGCGTCAGCCATTGTTGTAGCTACGCCGCCATCTCTTAGGCCATTCATAACGCCTTCTTTGATAGGTCCGCCTGTTCTGAACATTGGTCTTTTAAGCGGTCTCATTATTGGCCCCCGTATAGCCTAGAGTAAATTCCTCCTACTCCTAAAGCTGTTGATAGAGCTTGTGATAGTGGACTTTGCACTGGTGCTGGTTCAGCGTAAGCTGATGCTACACCCCCTGCTAGTCCTGTCAAACCTTGACCGTATTGATTTAATCTACCGTATGGTTCGTAAGCTGCTGTCTTAGCTGCTTGTTGGTTAGCTGTTAAGTTAGCTTGTGCTTGTTGTTGGTTAAGAGCACCTAGGTTTCCAAGAGCGCCGATGTCTTGTCCTAAACCTGTTCTTTGGAAATTAGATAAACCCATTTGGTTTTGTGCTAGTGTTCCTTGATTACCAAAAGCTTGTTGTGCTAATTGATTTGCTTGCGTAAAACCGCTTTGTTGTAATGATGCTAGTAAAGCAGCTCTACCTGCTGTTGTATCAGCATCGTATTGTCCTAACATCGCTCCTTCTCTACCACCACCAAAATTTCCAGAAGCTACTGCTTGATCTTGTATCGCTTGTCTGTTTCCAACTCTTGATGAATCAAAGTCAGCTAATGATGTGTCAATAACTTGTTGTTGGTACGGAGACATAAAAGATGAATACGCACTAGGTCCTGTAAGACCTGCTTGATTAGTTATGTTTGCTTGAGCAGCTTGTAAAAAAGGTGAGTAAGATCCAATACCTTGTTGTGCTAAACTTTGTGCTTGCGTTTGTAAAGGATCCATTGCTGCAACAAATGGATTAGCTCCCGTGATCCCCGGTCCCGCAGCCCTTTTGCCTGATGCGTCTAGTCCGCCAGTAAATGTGCTTGTTTCAATCGGTGCCGAATACGTGGCTACCGACTGCTTGGCAAAGTCCTTGGCTGTATCTTCTAAATAACTTGGTAATGCCATTATCCTATTCTACTCTCCAGTTGTTGTGCGGTGTCAAACATTTCTTGTGCAGGGTTTCCACCTTGCGACTCTTCAGATATCTGTCCGCCTTGTTCTAAATGTTCCATCATTCTTTCCATTACAGCTGCGCCTTCGTCTATGTCGCCGCCTCCTGCATTTCTTACAGCGTCGGCTGTAAATACAAATTCGTTTTTCGATAGTCTTGCTGGTACATCGTCAGCTTTTTCTTTACCACCAATAGGTACAAAGCCACCTTCGTTTCTATAATCTTTTTCCATACCACCTAGATCCATGATACCGCCTTCAGCAGCCATTTGTCTATCGCCGCTTGGTCTGTACATGTTAACTATGTCTGTGTCTTCCATAAGGTAAGAGTCAGCCATAGGGTTTGCACTAGACATATAATCTATCATGCCACCTGAGTTAGCCATAACTCTATCTCCTGCTTGTTGCTGCATTCTGCTTTGTATCAATTCTTGTAGTTGTCCTCTTTCAGTTTCGTTTAAATCGTTTAGAGGTTTGCCAAATAATTCTATAGATAACATATTTAATTCTGCCATTGGATCTGGGTTAGATACAACTTCTTGTGTGTCTACATTTTCAACCATCACATCTTCAGTAGGTCCACCCATAGCATAACCTGCTCTAGCCATACCGCCATCAGCAGCGTTAAAGAAACCTGACTGTGTGTATGCGTTCTGTGGTAAAAATCTTAGACTTGGATCTCTTGATCTTGCTTGTGATACGATGTCTGTAATTGTGCTAGGTGTTACTTCAAATGTATCTGTAACCTCTTCTTCATCTTCACCACCACCCATAAAAAAAGGTAGTGCTGTCGCTAATGCTCCGCCACCTAATAAAAGTTGTTTACCTGTTTTTAAATTTCCAAATTTTTCCATACCAGTTCTAGCAAGATTTCCAATTCCTTTTCCTAAACCAGATCTAAAAAAATTACTAATAGATCCTTTACCACCAATACCAGGAAGACCAAATTTATTGACACCATATAGTGCAGCAGCACCTAACGCCGCTTTACCTAAAGGACTTTTAGCAACTTTCTTAACACCTTTAAAAGCTTTTTTAACTAACTTACCTAGGCCATAATTCTGTCTAGGTTCTAGATCCATAATCCCGCCATTTGCTCGTAATTGTTGTGCTTGTTGCATGTTAGATATTGCCATAATTTTACCTCAAATAATCGTTTTAACTTGTTTTTCCTAACAAATCAAGCGGAGGCATGATAACTGTTAGGTCCTGCGCTATGTCTTCATTGGGTATTCCAAGCTTTTTCCACTCTTCTTTTGTCTTATAAATAGCCCCTGTTTTCTTATGTCTATATTGACTTATAGTCTTTACTGCATCTATCACGGGTATATCACTCATTAATCTACCTTATCCTTCCTTATGTTTAAATAACTAATAGCCACATCAAGAGAGTCTGCACTGCTTGATGTAACTGTTAACACTTTACCGCCTTCTATTACTAAAGGAACGGTTAATAATTCTACTGTTTGATTAGCTGTCAGAGCAGCTGTCTTGATTGTAGTAATACTGTTGTTAATAACGGTTACCGTAGGCGTGCCAGCTGATGTAACCTTTATAGATTTTACAATGTAAGTTTCATTAACTAATGGGTTCTGTGTAGCCACACCATTAATTGTTGTCGTACCAAACATCGTTTGTGCATCTGTTGATGTAACATTATCTACGCCAAAAAATTTAAATACGTTTACTGTTGCCATTATTCTAGAAAGAAAGCCTTAGCTTCTATCTCCTGTTTAATTTCATCTTGAAACGTAGAGTTAAGTTTATTAATTACGTTATCTAAATCTCTAACTAAAGATTGAAACGTTCTTTGATCGTATTCTTTACTGGCTCTAGTTAATGATTGTACTATCTTTGCCATTATCTATATAACCCCACAATACCACCACCAGCATATTGATTTACTTTTAAAATATCTCTTAATACTTTTACACCACCAAAAGGTGCAGTAACTGTTCCACCTTTTGTATTGTAACCTAACTCTCCTAATTTAAATATTTCGTATTTAGAAAGCCCTCCATTACTAAAACTTGCTCTGCCGCCGTAAGCATAACCACCAGCTCCAGCGTCTTCATCACTAGCTGATTGTGATGCATCAGCCCCAGCTTGTGAATCGCTTTGTCCACCGCTTGATCCACCATCGTCACCGCCACTTCTAGCGTAATCTCTGTTAGCTGCTTCTTGTGCAGCAGCTGATGCTTTACCTGCATCATATTGGTCTTGGTCAAATCCTTCGCCGCCGTCACCACCAAAAAATTTATCTTTTACAAAACCAATTCCTTTACCTATCCCCATGGTAGTCAAAGGACCAAAAGGACTGAGAGTTGTAAGACCAAATTTTCCAATACTTTTAAGCATGTCTATATTTTTTTGTCGGTTTAAAGTTTTTTGTTCTTCTTCAGTTAAAGGCACATTATCTGGATTATATAAACCACCTAAAGCTTCAAACTCATAGTCAAATTTTGAGTTTCCTCTAGGACCAATAGGTCCACCACCGTCTCCGCCATCTTCAGACATAATAGGAGGATAGGGATATTTAGGATACATACCCATAATACCTGCGTTGTTTGGAGATGAATTAAAAGTAATAGCTGGTTTATCTAAACCAACACCTTGTAAAAATCTGTCTTGACTATAAAATTTATTGCCTGCATCATACCGGTCTCTGTCTACACCTATGTAATTAGCTCCGTAATTAATCATTATCTTCTACCGTCCGGTTGTATATCCAATCTAAATGTACCTAACTTCCAATCTTGTGAAGCTGCGGTATTAGATATTTTTAATGCAATTGCTCGTGCTCTTGCCCTAGTGTCTACCTTATCAGTTGATGTAGATACTGTAAAGGGACCTAATGATGAGCTAGATGCTGCATTATTAGGATAATCTCTTAACAACAATGTAATTGTTGCGCTACCTGTTTGAGATATAAAGTCAGGTATAATTCTTCTTATCTTCATTAAAAACTCACCGTCACCTCTAAGGTCTGGCATACCAATGGTTTGTCCTGATGCAGTTCTTTTCTGTGTAATATCAAAGTCTCCAGATGTAATTTCTGCAAGTATAGGTGTAACTGTACCACCAGCTACAACTTGATCGGTCCCTGTTTCGTGTTGATAGTAAATAGTAGATCCATCCGTATTACCTACAACATCAGATGATGTTCCACTAGGATCGTAATAAGTTGCGTGTGGTTTTGCAAACACAGCTGAGTCTGCCCATGCTGTTCTTGCTAACGTACCTGTTGTCCAAATAGCTTGTTTAGGACTAGCTCGACTATAAGACTCAATATAATTATATGATACCATGTTATTAACAGCTAACGAATTACCTGATGGATAGAACCATATAACTTCTCCAAACAAATTGTTTAGTCCTACGTTAATTAAATCTCTAGGTGTAGAGTTTAGATTGTCATAAACAAAGTCTTCTACTAAACAGTCCATAGATTCTAACTGACCATCGTATCTAAAGAAACCATTTTCTGACATCCAGAAAGCTGTACCATCTACCTCAACACATGCATTCTTACCGATCAGTCCACAGTTACTTCCTATTTGTTGGAAAGAAAAAGTAAACGGTGCACCTACAAAGGTCATTAAAAATAATGCGGTATCTGTCCAAACATAAATCGCATCCCTACCTCGTATGGCTCCCATAATTTTAGAACCTGCTGCAAGTCTTTGTGTACCTGCGGTGTTTTCTGCAGTTACAGTATAAGCTTCTGCACCGTCAATATTTTCTTGATCAGAAAATCTAATAAACATAGCATCTTGTGATGACTGTGTTCCTACTGTTGTTTCTGTACCAAAGAATACTAAGTGACGATCTGGTGTAGATACTAATACATGTCTTGATGCTGTTGGTGCGTTTGCAATTATTGTTGCTCGTGTTGACGTTGCATTAGCTGCAGCTGCATCCCATTCAAAACATCTACCGTTATAAATTAATGCAATAAGTTTTGTACCGTAGTTATCAAGAACCCATAAACCTGGGTCAATAGTAAAGTCGGCAGATGAAGCTTCACCCCATGCTACAAAGTCAGAAATATTTGTAACGGTTACACCACTACTGTGAGCAGCTTTTGTAGTGCCGTTAACTTCTCTATCACCACCACTTAAAATATTTGTTGTTGTATTATTGTTTGTATAACTAATGTCTTCTGTGCCAATTCTAATCTCTCCTGTAGCAGGAAATTGCGATGTGTCGGTTAACGGAATATCAGTCACACTATCATTAATACTAGAAGCTAATGTTGTTGTTGCTGGTCCAGCTACTGTACCGCTCCATAGTCCTGTACCCCAACCAAAGCCACCTACTTGCTGTGCTGGTCCTACTGTATAGTAACACAATACAGAAGCAGATCCTGCTGTGCTTAAAGGTGTGCCAGATTCAGCTAACGCTGCAGTAATTGTAAATGTAGTTGTAGTAGGAACCGATGTTACCATGTATTTAACATCTTCAAACGTAGCATTTGTATATGTAGACCCTGATAAACCTGTTACATTGTCAAATAATACAATGTCATCATCTTGTAATCCATGAGCCCCGCTGCATGTTACTGTAACCGTTTTTTCTGTAGACGCGCTTGAAAAAGTTGCACCTGTAAGTGTAGTTCTTATAGGGTGTATGTCATAATAGGTACCGCCAGAATATGCATATAAAATTCTGTTTGTGCCAATAGCAGAGTATTTAATACCTGCGTTATCATCAAAATGGTGTATGGCTCTAGCTGCACCTGTAAGATTAGTTGCACCAAGCTGTGTCCAGCCACCTATTTTTTCTGGTGAACCATATCTAAATCTTACGTTATCTCCTCCGGTCCATTGTCCCTCAGCCCCAGTTGGAGTAACTTGTTTATTAAAGCCCGGCAAAAAGCCTAGTTTTTGTAACATAGAAATTCCTGTTTTATTTAGATTATATTAAATCGCGTTGTAGTTCAACGTTATTTGGGTATGCCCAACATGGGTCTTTTATCATACAAATTGGTCTTTGCAAACCGTCCATCTGCATGGTTGTAGTGTAGAAACACTTGTCCGCACAGCTTGCCTTTAAAAGGCTTACGCCAGTGCTCTAATTCACAGCCAGAATAGATAAGCATATCACCAGGTTTTAAATTAACTTCTACACCTACTGGTGCCCCTGGTTTGATAATACCTTTGTATTCATCAATGACAGTATTCTCTCCTGTTGGATCTAGATAGATAGGCCAATGATCACCACCTAAACATA